CGGTGTATACACCGTGACCGACCGGATCATGAATAGTTTAATTTCGAACGGTTTGCAGGACTACGCAGGTCAAATGAACCGTTTGAAAGCTTTCAAAAAGAGGATGAGAAAAGCTGCTTTCTTACAAGAAGAAATCAGTCTTAACTTATCCGAACAGAGATCTCACGCGTGGCTTGAGAGTGTCGTCAGGCACTTCAATCAACGCGTACACATCGACAGCAAGGCGAACATGTTCCGAGTCTGTGTTTTCACACAGACTCGGGCCACGGGCCTAGGTAACGATAAGATGGCCACAGCCGCTATAGACGATTTTATAGCGGAAGTGACCACAAAGAAAGAATTTAATCCCAACAAGGACCTAGTCGACGCCATCGACTTTGTCCTTGATGAGATTGTATCAAAAAGTGCGGGGAATCCCCAGTTCAGGATCTCGATATCAACGAGCGCCTGTACTGAGAACCCCAAAAGTAAGGAAGGGAAGTTCGGCCACATCAAAAATGCGGTCGGACGTCCCGATATACCAGAATTCAAGAGTAGCAACCCCGGCGGCCAATTGGGAAATTGGGCGTTCAGGGAAGCTATCAAAAAGATCAATTCTAGTGACCCCGACATTTTTAAAACGAATGTCGCGGCTATTAGAGAAAATGGAAAGATTAGAGTTGTACAGAGCGGTTCCTTTTACAAGGACGCTCTATTACAACCATTTTCACATATGACAATTCAGTCCATAAAGAGTCATCGCTCTTTACGGAATGGATTGTCGGCTGGAAGATTAGGATGGAAGTTCATCAGCCGGGTCGATCATCTCGACCCGGTTGATGGCCATATCCTGTTTGAAGATCACAAACGAATCATGTCCGTAGATTGGCGAAAAGCTACGGATCTGCCTTCGTTTAAAATGTGTAAATTCGTTACTGGTAGACTTCTTCGCAAGATGAATCTACCAGACGATATAATAAAACCCATCGAATGTATATGGCCTGGACCAAAGGACATATACATTAATGGAAAATTAGTCGCTGAACAAATCAACGGTTGTCCCATGGGAGATCCGTTGACTAAGTCAAACCTTTCACTGGCACACCCCATCTGCGAGAACTACGCTCACAGACGGGTACCAGGAATAAAAGTAATACATGACGGGAACGGCGATGATACAATTATCATCGCGGCGGGCCCGGAAGTAAATAGAATATTGGAATGGTATGATTCCTTCAACGAAGCCGCGGCTGCGTTGGGATATCAACTATCCGAAGATGATCACTTCGTAACAAGTTCCTGGGGGACTTATTGTGAAGAGGTATTTCATATACCTGTCGACAGATTTAACACGGTGCTAACCGGGTCAAAACTGAAAGACAACAGAATGATTCCATATCTGGACCACCCGAAAATCCGGTTGGTAATAGATACGAAAAAAGATAGAAGGGACTACTCCTCCGTCAAGGACGGGAAGTATACCCTATTAGGTAAAGATATGAGCTATGCAGAGCAAGGATCCGAAATCGGACTCTTTTCTACTGCATCAGCAATGCAAGACGTCTGTCTTGGACTTAGATACGAGAAAAAACCCGTATATATGCCAAGACAAATATTCTCTCAGGGCAAAATGCCTGCTCTCTGGAATCCAGAGAGCTGGTGTAATGCGATATGGTCACAACAAGCGAAAGTTGTTAACCTTGCGGTTAGCGCCTTACGCGAGTTACTACTAGATATTCCGAAGAATTTAACGACAATAAAGTCGATAAAGTCGTCGGAAAGACATTTCGAAAATGAGTCGGTCACCGAGGTATTCACAATACCAGATGACGAACCCATAAAACAATTCATTATAGTCCGGAGGGATCAAGCAAAATTGATTCCTCCTGGAGTATTAGATAGGTTAAGAGAGGCAAAGTTGCTTACAACTTCCGCGGAAGTTGAAGCACTTTACCTATTCATGAAAAGATTGGATAGTCTCGAACAGACGGTAGTTAATACCGATCTATTTGAAGTACTATACTCAAAAGTTACACCACATGTAACCTACACCAAGGAACAAGTCCTTGATGTATGTACACGTTTCTCAAACGAATATCGTAAGAAGGCGTGGACCCTAAGGCCCACGTCCGATTACGATTATTACTTTACAGAAGACATAGACGAGTTTAGGAACTCCGACCCCAGAAGGGTCGATATTCCCGAATTCGAATATTTAAAGAGATTCGGAAAGAGAATCCCCGCCGACACACCTAAGCGTCGAGCAGAGATTGAACTCTTCAATTGGTTCACTGAGTGGAGACAACATATTCTCGATGGAGAATATTTTGAGCTACCACCAATACAGTTATTGGAGGACGACCCCTTCATCATTCATCAAGCGCAACACGCTGACGAAGATGTGGTGGTCGTCGTTACAGACGATAGAAAGTTGACCCGATTAATCCAAAATAAATTAATCGAGAAAACGATAATAAGAATCTCCATTCCGAACTGGATGCGCCTCGACGCAGACGAGCAAACAGTTCTGAAGGTAATTAAAGAAGATCTGAAGGTGGACTCCCTCATCCTAGTGGACGAGGGAAGTCTTGACGCCTTCTTACTTAAAACAGATATCGAACCGTCCAACTATGCCAGTTGGACGGATCCTATCAAGATCAAGAAAGCCAGGACACAGGCAGACGTTTACGACGTCTACCAAGTCCCGATAAAGATAGATACCCGGAACATGTACGACTTCCTAGAAGTCGTAGATGGATCGCGTGCTGTTAGGATCTATGGTCGCCGAAATAGGAATTAACCTGTTCGGTAGGACCGGATCCAGATGCCGGTAATCACTCACTACACGTAACTCGATCGACCGAATCCCCTAGAGGATGACGAAAGAGCCGTGGGTCATGTAGCACATGATTTTTAAACCGGCTAGTTTCATACCAATCACTTCCGTGAAGCTTATGGTTTTTTATCACAGATGCATCCCTCTCAGCGTAAATTTACGTGAGGACAAGGCATCAACGAGTAGAGCCAGATGGGAATCAAGGTGGAAAAACCTTGTTAACTGTCTGATTCTATCATTAAATGGTGAACAGGATTCCGGCCTCGAGGAGGCATGGGATTATGTTTACGACAATTTATGGTCGCATAGGTGGGGAGGCAAAACCTTCCAACACTGCGACGTAAAACAACAAATGGCCATTTTGGCCTCTCGTACCCATTGGTACAAGAGACTAAAGAGGCATAATAGATTACTTTTGCAAAGACTGCTTTCTCGAGGGAAAGCGTTAGTGCTTAAGGAAATTCTACATGTCGCGGATGGGATATTATCATCGTTGATAATATCCTATCCCGAAATATTTAAAGAAGACGGTCGTCTCGGTGTATACACCGTGACCGACCGGATCATGAATAGTTTAATTTCGAACGGTTTGCAGGACTACGCAGGTCAAATGAACCGTTTGAAAGCTTTCAAAAAGAGGATGAGAAAAGCTGCTTTCTT